ACTACCAACGGACCCTGTAGCCGCCACACCTGTAGCATCTACGCTTACAGGTACACTACTCCAACCATTGACACCCCAACCACCTTGTCCCCAACCGTATCCCTCCTCTTGAGAGCTACTTGTTTGGGCAGCAAGTGGCCCAGAGGCTAGGGGCGAATTGCCAAGCATACTACTGGATCATTTCACTGCTACTGTAATCTGATGCAAAGTGCGCGTGTATTCCAGCGACTTCACTAGAGGTCAACGCTCGATCATAAAACACGACGGCTCGCAGTTCTCCTATTGGCCCCCCAGTCGCAAGGACTGGGTGGATATTCCCTGTTGACCATCCGTTCAGAAAGTGACCATTCGTCAACACAACAGAATGATATTTGTCTGCATTGGCGGTGGAGCCAAAGGCTGAGAAAACTTCATTCATAGTGTAGGCGGTTGCGTCAACCTTATCTAAATACAACTTTGAGGCAGTACCACTCACCGAGGAAGCTGCTTGATGAACCCAATTCCCACTCAGCGCCGTGCCTGTCGCTAGGCTAGTGCTTGTGTTCAGGTCGGATTGAATAGCCGCCCCTTGGCTGGTGGACGTTGACATCAGGTAGTACCACGTTTGTGACGCTGGCTTGGCCAGTATCATCACAACAGTCCCATCATAGGGGGATGAGGTGTTCGTTAAACCGGTCGGATATGATGGTCCGACGTAGACAGCATTGGTGCCAGCCGCTAATGTCAGGGAGGGTATACCTCCTGTACCGCTTGAATTGTATGTAGTGAGGCTGCTAGTTAGTGTCAGATTCGGACCATTCGAATTTCCACTCGTATTATGAGTGCCGCTGACGTCAGCCCATGCTGTGCCAGAGCCAGAATAGCTGTTTGAGTCATTCATATCGTAGTAGCCAACCAGTCCACTTGAGGGAAGAAAGATGAGACTTGCTACGATCTTCTGCGTGGCCGTCCGAACGCCGTCCGAGGCACGAACGCGAAAGTTGTGAGACCCCGCATTAGATGCAGAACTTGATCCCGTCAGGGAGAAAACGCCAGTGGTTTGATTGATAGAGACCGACGATAACTGAGGCGGCAAGCTGCTAGGACTATAAACCGTTGTGCCATTGTGGGCGTCAAAAGAGTAGCTTATTGGGAATCCATCGTCATCCAGAGCTTTGGCATCAATCGTGCTGACTGCCCCCCCAGCTAAAGCGATGGTCGCTGGAATTGTGTTGACAAAAGCTGGTGCCGCATTGTCTGCAAAATCTTCTGCTGCCAACGTACCAAAAACAACAGCATCAGCGGTTAAATTGAGCGCGTTTCCGCTGTTGCTGCTTTCATTGACAGTCCGAGCCATAACCGTTGCGCTGCTTGACATCACAGCAGTTCCGATTTCCCAATTAGCTCCATCCTCTATGGCGTAGCGCACGACGTCCACCGTCAGAAGCCCCTGCCGCTGCAAAGGTTTGAAAATTAGTAACGGCGGCAGATAACGTAATATTCCCCGTGCCTGTGGAGGAAATCGTCATCTTCGCGCGATTAAGCAGTTTTACCATTTTTTATCCTATGCGGCCACGAAGTCTATACCTGCATTAGGTGTTTGCAGAACAGGTTACTTCCCAGTTAAGCGATACGGATAATAGCGTTACTTGCGTCCGCGGTGGGCATAACAACGGTAAAGTTACCAGAACTTGCAGCCTTGTCAGAACCGAAGTCAAGCACACATACAGTGGGATCACCCGCAGCTGCCTCGTTAAAGATCAACGCCCCGCGAACAGCAGAGATAGTCACGTTGCTAAACACAACATCGTTCATGTCTACAAGAGCCGTTGTGCTAGACGCAACGGGCGTAACTGTAGTTATGGCGTTACCTTTAGCCGTGTAGTTTGTGCCACTAACCTCATTGCTAGCAGTGTAAGCTGTGGTAGCCGCTGTAAAACTTGCGCTGTTTGTATACAACGCCAGCTTAAAAACGTTAGATGCAGCGGTAAAATTGTGGATACCCTTCAAAGCTTCAACTTTAAAAGAGGTACACATGAAGTTTCCTGAGAATGCCATTTACATTTTCCTTATATATTCAGCTAGTTTTTTATGACCAGCATCACTGATTGCATTATATACAGTAGTTCTATCGCTTTGGATAGCCTGTTTCATGTAGACTGTGATTACAGTCTTCATACGTTCCTTGTGAGCCAAGGCTTGATCTCTAATCGCAGGTGGCGCATCCTTTGATACAATCATCAACTTATCGACACATAGTTCTGCTACTTCCTCTGGCGTAAAACCCCGATTGTTGGTGGTTCTAACTTCAACACTACCAACAGACATTTCAAATGGCATATTCATCTAAAGTTCCCATCCCTATAACTATCGCCTTTGCTGGCGGCATCAATAACGGACAACTGTTGTAGCGCAGATTCATACCGTTCTCTGTATGACTGCATAACATCAGGATCGCCCTTCATAAACGTGTACGCCTCTACCAAGGAACCATAAAGAAGTACAGTATCAGCGTTCTCACCAAGCCAAGACGTGCTTGTAGTAACAATGGACTTAGGCTCAAAGTAGTAATGTAGCTCTACGGTATATGTAGCATTAGGCGTTGGACCTATAATAAAGTGTCCGTCTGTAGCCGCTGTTATAGCGTCACCATCAAACTGTCCATAATACTTCGGAACGCCTTGAGTAGCAGCTACAGGGTACGCTTCCCGCATAAAGTTAACGTCTTTTTCTAACAAGTACGTGTACGCCGCTGTAGTAGGGTCAATAATTGCTAGAGAAAATACGGCCAGAAAGTCATCGGGCCGCTGTAAGTATTGATTGCCTTGGTTTAGAGTACCCGTACTATTGGACCTAACTTCGGGTATAGTTACGGTTCTAAATATTCGCTGCTCTGCCTGTTGAATAAACGTAGGTATTAAAGAAACAAATGTTGTTTCTTCATTTTCTGTATATTCTTTTATAGCAGACGTTAATTCTGTATAATTCATTGGCTTACCCTCATGGTGTGTTCGCCGTCCCAACCGCGCCAGAAGCTGAAGTTCCTACAGCAGAAACAGAAGTGTCAATACCTTGAGTAACAGAAGTTGTGACAACTCCAACATAAGCATTGGCAACTAAATTGTTTCCTGTGAAACCATATTTATCACCTGTATAACCTACAGGATTCCAGCCCCACTGAATATTGTTCATAGAACTTATATCGTGTTCTGGTCGTGGGTCTTTTAATGCTTGCGGGTCTGGCCTCGCCCGTAGTGGCTCAAGTTGTGGTTGCTTTGCTTCCCACTCATCCTTGCCTACTAAAAGACCGTTCCATTCTTTGCGCATATCACGCAATCTATATCTGAAGCCAGAACGATCAGATATTCCATACGCCCATTTTCCTGTAGCGTATTTAGACATATCGGTAATTTCTCAAGTCTGGCGATACTTTGAATGAGGCTCTATCTCTGTCCTCATCCATCGCACGGTTTAACTCTTCGTCATAAATAGGCTTTAGAAGAGAAATGCGGTCAGGGGCTTTTTTTATAGCAATGTAATAAGCTAATCCTGCAGCTAGTGCTGGGTAAAACCTAAATGGTATTTGCGCAGTGTTTACATATGTATCTGCATCATCCATGCGAATAAGGGCATCATACAAAATAACATCTGTGCTGTTATCTGGCAAAGGCCACACTTTTAGGTTCGGATTTATTTGCCTATCTACAAAATACTGCGTAGCCCTGCCTTTTGTAGATTTTGTTGGAATATTTAAGTATGTGTCGCGGCTAATTCTGTTTAGCGCATAATCTGTACCGCTTCTGCGAACAACTAGGGACAATATATCTATAACGTCCGCACCAAGGCTAGTCTCACCATCACCCTCTGCAACTGTGAAACTCCTTTGCGCAATAGTCCATTGATTTAAACCTCGATTTGCCCAATCAGCGAACAAGAGATTTAAAGAACGTTTTGCTGTCCGCAGATCATAACCTGTTTGGGCCTCAAGACCACAACGCTCAAAAGCCTCTTCGATGTAATCAGCTACGTCTAATTCAAAGTCTTTCGAACCTGATACAGTCATTTCTTATTCCTTTTCAGGGATTTAACACTTCCATCTTTTACGTGCTTGACGCAAACGACTGTTAGGGTCTTTTGCAGCCTTGGGAAATTTCTTCATTTGCCCTGCAGAACGTGCGCAGTATGACTTTCTGCGATTGGCGGCTTTACTTCCCGCTTTTACTTTTCCTGTAACGGCTGTTTTTAATTTAGAGCCGGGATTTTTGCGTTTGTACGCGGCAACACCCTTTTTAGTCATGCCAGCGCCTGATTTTGTTTTGCGGTAATTACCGCCTTTACCAGTAGTTTTCCGTATTGGATTTTCTTTTTTACGCGGCATTTCTCACCTGCTGTATAATAGGGGGCATCGCCCCCTACTACATTTAAGATAAAAAGATTGTTAGCTCATTGTTCGAACCTGTAAACGCCGAAACAAACACACCATCAGTGAATATCATTCCATCATCAGGTATATAAAGCTCATTCATGCCTACTGGAAATTTCTGCACTATCATAGTAGCGCCACCATTCCCATTAGTCAGAGTAAATGAACCTGCTGCTTCAGCATAGATATTAACAGTTCTAAGCCTAGACCTAGAAGGCCCAATAAG